CCTGCACGGGCACTTGGTCCCATTGATTAAGGAGATTCACCATGAGTTATAGCTTCCCCGAGGGGAGTCACTTTTATTTCACCGAGACGCTCGCTGATGCAATTCCCGTGACGGAGATCACCAATGCCAGCCCGGCTGTAGCAACGTCGGCGGCAAACGGCCTTACCGATGCCAGCGAAGTGCTCTTCAGCTCCGGTTGGGAAGACGCGAGCGACACCGTTTTCCGTATCGGCGCACTCGCTGATGACACGTTCTCGCTGCTGGGGCTGAATACGGCGGATGTGAACCTGTTCTCGCCGGGCGCCGGCATCGGCACGGTGCAACTGGCTAGCGACTGGCTTGAAATTCCGCAGGTGCTGACGATCGCGACGTCTGGCGGTGACGCGAAATTCACGGCGATCACCCCGCTGGCACGTCGCAATGCGCTCAGCGTGCCGACGGGTTTCAACGCGACGTCGATTACGCTCACGCTGGGTCACGACGCATCGAACGACACCTACCAGAAGATGCTCGACATCAGCCGTTCGCTGCGACCCGTCGCGTTCAAGATGGTCCTCGCGAATGGGGCCGCCAGCTATGGCTACGGCTACATGAACGTGTCGGAAATGCCGACGCTCAGCTCCCAGCAGGCGAACCAGGTGACGGCCGCACTGTCGCTGCTCGGCCGATCGATCAGCTACGGCGTGCAGACGTCGTAAGCAAGTCCTTGGGTCGGTAGCGACCTTTCCTCGCCGGGGTTCTCTCCGGCGGGGCTTTTCCCCAAAAAAATATCAAGGAATCCATCATGGCGAAAATCAAGCTCGGCCAACGCCCGACGAATTTCAGGCACACCGTCAAGTTCAAGATGCTCGACGGCGCCGAAGCGTCGATCGAGGTCTCGTATATCTATCGTACCCGCAAAGAATTCGGTGCCTTCATCGACGGGGTGGCGGCTGCATCGAAGGAAGACCGCGTGGCGGACGAGGAATTCTCCTGGTCGAACGTCATGGAGAAAACCGGCGCCTCGAACGCGCAATACGTCATGCAGGCGGTCGGCGGTTGGAACCTCGACGAAGAGTTCACCCTGGAAAACGTCCAGCAACTGGCGGACGAGTTGCCGGGCGCGATCGCGGCCATCATGGATACCTACCGCAACGCGATTACTCAGGGCCGCCTGGGAAACTAACGGAGGCCGCTGCCGCCCTGTATCGGCCAGTCGGGAAGGGGGCGACTAATGCGTTCGATCTCGGCCTGTTGCTGCGCAAGGACGAGGTAGACGTCTGGCCGGAAAACTTCTCGGCGGTGGCGCTATTCACTCGGCTGGGCACGCAGTGGCGAATCGGAATGGCGGGGCCGACCGGCCTCGATTATTGCGCAGCTCTGGCGATGATCGACCGCCTCGGTTTGGACTCTGATGCGGCCGATGATCTGTTCGAAGATGTGCGCCATCTCGAAATGGCGGCGCTCGAAGTGATCCGCGAAAGTTCGAATTAGACAGCCCGCCACGGGCTTTTTTTATTGGGGCCGCCGATAGCGGGCCTTTCATTTGGTGAAATCGATGGCGACTGATGAGCGGAAAGTCCAGCTTGGCGTGACAGTTGATGCCACGGAGGCCCGTCAAGGCTTCGGTGATGTCAAGGACAGCGCACGGGACATGGCGCAGGCCGTCGTCACGCAGGGCAGCGCCGCGAGCAAGGCGATCGACGCGATCGGCAACGGCGGCGCGGCGTCAGCGCAAAAGGTCGATGCCGCGGCGCGCAGCATGATCCAGTCGATTCAGCGTCAGACTGCTGCGACGCTGGCCGGTGCGCAGGCGGGCGAGCAGGCTGCGGTGAAGGGGACGGCTGCTTACTATGATCTGCTCGCGGTACAGAGGGGGATGGATCCGGCGAAAATCCGCCCATGGACGGATAGCCTGAGGGAGGCCGAGGCGGCGATGTCCGCGATGAGCAGTTCGCTCGGCGGCGCCGATCCGGCCGCGCAGAAGTTCATGCAGACGCTACAGAGCCAGGCGACGGCACTCAAGGATCAAGTGGCGACGTTCGGCATGAGTCGAACGGAACTGCTCGCATACCAGGCTACGCAGCTTGGCATCGCGAACGATGCAACGACATTGATTGCGCAGATTGAAAAGGAAGATGCGGCCCTGAAGTCGCTTCGTGATTCCGCTGCCACTGCGACTGCGTCTGTCATTGCATTCGGCGAAACCGAAGTCGAGGCCGCTGCGCGGATAAAAGGCATGGTCGCAAGCTCGCTCGAAGCCACGAAGGCGATGGACGCGGCCGCGATGGCTTCGCAGAGTGGAGCGGCCGGCGTCACAGCCGTTGGCGCGTCTGCAGATCAGGTGCGCGCAAATGTGCTCGCCCAGACGCAGGCGATGATCGATGCGCAGCATGCGACGTCGCTCATGACCGACGAAATGCAGGCGCTGCGGACTGTGCTTGCGCAGGGCGGCGCATCATTCGAGACGCTCGGCGATCAATACAGCCGGCTCGACCGTGCCATGGCGACCGGCAAGCTGTCGATGGAAGATTACGACACGGCGTTAGCCGCAATCGGCAAGCAGGAAGATGCGCGGACGGCCTCGCTGACCTCGCTCACCGCGAAGTACGATCCGTTGAGTGCTGCGACCCAAAAACTTGCGGCCGACGAGGCGCTGCTTAACGACGCGTACAAGTCGGGTGCGGTGTCGGCCGACGCCTACGAAAAGTCACTTAACGGGATCCGCGCCGACCAGGCGAGCGTGAGTCTGAAGCAACTCGCGCAGCAGGAAGCGGAGGTCGAGCGTGCGTTCAAGTCTGGCGCGACCTCGTACGCGGACTATCGCGCGGCATTGAAGGACATCGCATCGAGCCGCAGTGCGCTAAGCGAGGTTGCCGGTGCGGCGGAAAGCGCCGGTACCGGAATGAGCCATTTCGGGTTGAATACGGCCGGGGCACGCACGGAAGTCTTGCGCCTCGTCAATGACCTGGCGAATGGCAATTTCGGGCGGTTCGATCAGAGCGCAATGGTGCTCGCCGAAGATATGAACGTCCTGGCGCTTGCAGCCACGCCCGCCGGCGTCGCGCTCGCTGCCGTAGCCGCAGTGGCGGTGGCGTACGGTGCGGCGGCCATGCACGTGCAGTCGCAGCTCGACGACATGAACCAGGCGATCGTGCTGACCGGCAACTATGCAGGCACGACCGTGAGCGAGCTGAGCCAGATGGCGCAGGCTGCAACCGCGGGTGGTGCGACCATCGACACGGCGACGACCGCCGTCACGAAGCTCGCGGCAACCGGGCGGCTGACGGCCGGCGAGATCGCGAACATTGGCGAGGCGACCGCCGACGCGTCCACCTACATGGGCGTGTCGGTCGACAAGATGGTGGGCATGTTTGCGGAACTGGCGAAAGATCCGGTCAAGGCATCCGCCGCGCTGAACGAGCAATACCACTACTTGACGGCATCGACGTTCGACCAGATCGACGCGTTGCAAAAGCAGGGCGACGCAACGGGCGCTGCGCAGATTGCCGATGAGGCGTTCGCTAAAGCCGTCAGGGATCGCTCCCAGGATTTGCGGGCGGATCTCGGGTACATTCAGACGGCGTGGGACGACATCAAGGGGGCAATCACCGGGGCGATTCACGCCGTCGGCGCATTTGGCGCCGCCCAGACGGACGCGCAGAAGCTGCAGACGCTGAACGACAAAATCGGGAAGGCGCAAAGCAGTGACATGGGCTTCCTCGATCCGACGAATGGCGCAGGGCTGGCGAAGATGCTTAGCGATCGCGATGCCCTCCTGAGCAAGATGCAGTCTGACGCCGCTGCTGCAGCGAAGCAGTCCCAGCAGGATTCTGAGAACAACGCCAAGGTTACTGCCAAAAACGCATACGACGAGTGGAAAAAGCAATTTTGGAGTCCACAACAGAAGGCCGCGGACGAGCTTCAGAAGTACCTCAACAACATCGCGACGCCACTTGGTCTGAGCCCTGATCAGCAGCTCTCCGACGAGCAAAACATCGCGGACAGGTACAAGGATAAGACCGGCCCGCACAGCGCTGGCCTGATCGACAAGACTCGGCTGACAGGCGAAGTTCAGGCGATCAAGGATGCGCTGACGCAGGAACTGGCGGCCGTGTCGAGTTCACAAAAGCAGCTCGACGCTCTGTACAAGGGTGGCGGCGTCAGCGAGCAGGCGTACTACCAGCAAACGCGCGACCTGATCGCACAGAAGTACACCGACGAGATCGACTCCTACAACAAGGAGGCGGCACTTCTCTCGAAGGGTCTGAGCGACTCCAAACTGAGCGCCGCCCAGAAGGCGCAAATCAACAATCAGGCCCAGCAGGATCAGGCGAAAGCAGCGAAGGCGACCGAGGACTTCTTTAACGCCATCGCGGACTCGGCCGCCAAGGAAGATGAAGTCTGGCAAAAGTACGGTCAGTCGCAAGTCGATGCGACCAACAAGATGGCCGACTCGGCAGAAGCCGAGGCGCAGAAGCTGCGCGATCAGGCCGACACTTACGGCCTGACGAAATCCGCGCTTGACCAGCTGCTCGTGACGCGCGCACAAAGCACGCTTGCGCTGGATCAGGAAGGGCTCGCGATGGCCCAGTTGAACGACGTCGCGCCCGATGTCATCGCGAACTACGAGAAGATGATCGACGCCGATCAGAAGCTGCTGAAGGGGCGGCAAGACGTCCTCAGTGCTCAACAGGCAGTCGACGTTTCGCAGCAGAACAAGAAGGTGCAGGACGACTACGTGAAAACGTGGCAGAGCACGATCGATGGCATCGGCAGCGACTTCCATAACGGCTTCCTGCAAATGCTCACCGATGGCAAGGACGGCTGGTCGAGCTTCACTGCATCGTTGAAGAACACGTTTGAGACGACCGTAGTCGACGAGCTTTACAAGGCTTTTGCGAAGCCGATGATCGTCAGTGTCATCGCCCAGATTGCTGGCATCGCAGGCGGCAGCGACGTCGAGAATCAGATTCTGCAGAGCAACGGGATGGCGTCAAGCGCGCTCGGCGGAGTAAATAATCTGTCGACCGCGTACAGCGCGCTGACGAAGGGATACGCGGCGCTTTCAGGCTATCTTGGCCTTGGCGAAACGGCGTCAATGACCTCTGGTGCGGCGTCTGCGATCGGAGGCACCCTTGCCGGCGGGTTTGGCAGCAGTGGTCTCGGTGCAGGAATCGGCAGCGAGGTGGGGGCGTCTACGGCCGATATTGCCGCCGCCGAGGGGGTTGGTGCCAGTGGCACGTCGACATTCGGTGCAGGCGCTGGATTGACCGGCGCAGCATCGTCCTTCGGTTGGGTTCCTGTCGTCGGCTGGATTTTGGCCGGCATGGCGATGGACTCGAAGCTGATGGGCCAGGGGTGGAATCCTGACAACGGGTCTATCAGCGGCATTGGAAAGGGTATCGGTTCGGCGACGCTCGCGTCATACGATGTGGCCAAGGCAGTCGGTATTCCGTCCGGTATCGCCAACATTCTGACCGGTGCGTCGACGATCTCGCGGCTGTTCGGGCGGCAAGATCCGAAGGTAACCAGTAGCGGCGTCGACGGTGTCATTACCGTCGCCAACGGTTTTCAGGGGCAGGATTATGCCGACTGGACGGCCAAGGGCGGACTGTTCCGCAGCGATGCGCATGGCACCGTCAACGCGCCGGCGTCGCAGGACCAGCTCGACCTGATCAACGGGACCGTTGCGGGCACGGTTGGCGTGATCACGCAGCTTTCTGATGCCATTGGCGGCGTCGACGGTCTGCAAGGCAAGCTGTCACAGTTCCAGTACGCGATCCGCAACGACTGGGGCAATCAGACCAACGTCACGAAGTCACTGACGGACCTGTCGAACGGCCTGGTCGATGCGGTGATCCCGCTCGAACAGTATCAGCAGACTGGCGAGACGCTGACGCAGACGGCCGTTCGGCTAACGGGGGTATTCACGTCGACGAATACGCTCGCGGACATGCTCGGCAAGACCATGACGCAGGCATTC